GGTGCAGTAATCCTTCTTCGCAGTGATTTTGATAAGGTTCGATTTAGTCATTTGGTTTGCTTGTTTGTTTGTTGTTTGTCTGTCCAAGCCCTGGCATCTGCCAAGGCTAAATTCATTTGTGCAACTGTCGCGCTCTTGAATGCACTAAGCATCCCCAATCGTTCATCAATCAAGTAGCGGGTTTCCGCTGCGACTTCCTCGTTGCTGATGCCGACGTATTTCGGCTTTGAACCAATCAAGATGCGAGCAGATAGCGTTGCAATATTCATCCTTCAAATCGTAAATCGTTTCGATTGGGAGCAGCCAATTACGGCGCTTCTTCCAACCAGGAGCTGCAAAGTCCTGAAAGTAAATTGCAGCAGCCTCTGCCATTGGCTCAAGTTCCTGCTCAACCAGCACACGATTGGCGGCATTGGACATCCGGGTCCGTTCGGTCAACGCTGCCGCTTCCCGCTTTGCTGGTGAGTTAAGGGTTGATATCTTCATTGGCTAGAGGCTGCTGCGAGGTTAATGGTTACATCGGAACGTCAGTATCATCACCAGCAATCGGCAATGCGCCTTTGCGCTGCGGTGGCATCATCTTGACGCGAATAGCCCAATCGCTCTTGCCAAAGGCTTCCACCATCTCCAGATGCAGCGTGATGCGCTTGCCGATCCATTCATCGGTATCTTCGGCAGGATGCTGCTGAAGGATGCGCTTCTTGTTGGTGGGATTGAGCACCAGCCCCTTCTCAACACCGCGAAACCACAGCACCGGCTTGGATTCTTCCTCGCCTTCGTTGTTCTTGAGCGTCTCGAATGTCACTTTGCTGATGATCAGCGGTGTGTCTCCCTCGACATCTGATGCCTTGAGGAATTTGCTTGGGTGTAGGTCGTTTATTTTCATTTGTTGCTTTCGTTTTAGTTGTTGCTGTTTGTTTGTTGACCGAAATCATTTAATGGGCGACGTTCTGTTCGTCATTGGTTTCCCCTGTCACAGCATTGGGCTGTGGCAGGGTTTTCTCATTCAGCGACTCACGCCAGCATGGAGTGCAGATGTGGCTACGTTCCGTTGGGAACCCCGATTCATCCACCCACTCCCCACAGCACCTACAAACGCGCTGTGGCTCATCCTGAGACTCTGGCAGCTCATTGTCATACCTGCGCTGAGCTGTCTGGTAGTTGCTGCTCATCGTACCGCCTCCAGGAACAACATGATCTGCGCGAACTTGTCAGGACTTAGGGCACGTTTGCCCAATTCTATGTCAGATTGATACGATGCTGACCATCCCATCATTGAAGCCAATCGGCGCAATGAGATTTCAGTCTGCTGCCGACGCTGCCTGATGGTCTTTCCGTTGCCGGTGTGATCCGGGAACTGGATGACCTTGTTTGTGAATTTGAATTTCATTTTGAGTTGGCTTTGATTCCGAAAAGGATTGCGTTGCGGAACATCTTCGGGATGTCGGCATTAGACACCTTGCGATACTCAAGGGCTGATTTCATCTGGCCGAACAGGTGATTGAACGCACTGGATCGCATTGCGTCCGATGCGTTCAGAACCAGGGGCCAGATTGGCTCAATTGAGGGTTTCGCTTTCATTGTCATTCGATGGTTTAACTGCCATACGTTTACTAAGTCCGCTGATGGTTGTCAAATCTTTTTCTGATTTTCTTTCACGACTGCCAATTCCGCCCAATCTTTTAGCGGTGGATAATGGCATTCCATGCGTTCGATTGCGTGAGCGCGGCAGCATTCGCGGCACACCGTTACGCTACCATCCCACCTGCCAGGGCCAAGCGGCAGCTTGCGCAGCTCAGATGATCCATCCGAGAAGCATTGCGGGCCAGAACAGATCGTTGTCATTTCGTTGTGATGTTGATTGCCACTAATATACCAACCGTGATCCAGCCCATTGCCGCTATCCAGATCCAGAGCGGATCTACGCCATTGCGTTTGATTGCGGGGTGGCCAAGTAATGCCTTTTGCCAGTCTTCGTTGTGATCGTGCATGGGATTATTTCGTTGCCAGTTGCCCGCATAAGTGAAGCCGGAAATAGTCTCCGCGCTCAGGTGTGTAATGCTGGCTGACCGTGTGAATCATACCTGCCACTCTCTCGCCCGCTGCCATTGCATGAGCCTTGATAGACCAATTAAGCCAGGCTTCACGTGTCCTTTTTGCCGAGTTATCGACCGGCTGATTCAAGCCATTAAGTGCTATTATTTTCATGTCATTTAGTTTTATCAGAAGCTTGATTGCTCCATGCTGGCCACAGGTTGAGCCGATGACCAGGCTGGAACGATCAGGGCTCAGTCGATAAAGACGTGGCATTCGCCTTTGTTGCCTGGCATTGCGCCACTGACGAATGCCCTGGACCACGGATTCTGTGTGATCGGTGTACCGTATTGCGCGAGGTCTGCAGCCGCGAACATTTCGCAGAGTTTTTGTGCAGCGTAGGCGTGAACGTCTCCGCTGTTAATTTCGTGAGGGTAGGGGATAGACAACGTGCCGCGCTCTGCCGTGGCTTTGATCCTGGATCCTCTGGCGTTGCTGGCTGGGATATACTTTGTGACGATTGCTTGCATAGGTTTTGGATGGTTCGGTGTTATTGGTTGTTAGACCGCTGAGTCCTTTGACCATTCCGGCTCTGTGCCTTGAAGGTCGTTCAGCCAGCGGCAGTGTTTCACGGCTGTCTCGCGTTTGGTGTAGAGCAGCGCCTCGCCATCGCACGCGCAGTTCACCCACTTTCCTTTTTCGGTGTTGCGCTGGATGCCATAGACCGGCTCGCCAGTGTTGGTGTTCAGCCAGTCAGACACGCGGTATTTCGGTCGCGGTCTAACCACCGGTTGGAGCGCAACCGGCGCGGGCTTCTGTGATTCGATTGTCTCGGTTTCAGTCATAGCGTTATTTTTGTTCTCGCGCCGGTGGCTCACCCGGAGCGATCACTGCATTTACCTTCTTAAAACTTGCTCCGTGCGCTGGAAAGCCCACGATCACGCTACGGTTTGACTTTTGGCAAAGTCCACAGTCAATGCATTGCACGTTGTGTGTGTAGTTTGGGCAGACGACCACTTTGCGACCTTCGGCTGTCGTCGCATTGCCTTTGTGATCGCTTGGAAGTATCGTCACGACCGGCCCGATATTAAGAGCCGCAAGATCATCCGCCTCAGAAAGGTTATCGGCAGAAAGGTTGACCGTAAACCCACCATCGTTAGCGTCCGAAATTGCCTTTGCATTGCGTCCGATTGTCGGATCGTAATGAGTGTAGGTAAAGCCGCGCTTGCCATGGTTTGCCTTTGTGATTTCGCGCAATGATTTCGCGTCGATCTTGTCGTTTGCTCCCGGCAGATCGCCCGCTTGGTTGTGTCGCCAAATGCGATTTGCCGGTATTGATTTAATGCTGGCGATCAACTGATCGAACGCCAGACCCTTATCGTTCATTCTATTCCAGTGAATATTGAGGCGTCCGGCACTAGCGTAACAGCCGTTAGCTTTTAAGGGGCACGCGTCTGGGCATGAATCTTTCGATGTCATCGTAACGGGCATTGGACCGGTCTTTTCGTTTTTGCTTACCATTACGAAATTGTAGTTGTGCGTTGTCATTTAGTTTAGTTAGTTGCGTTTCGGTTTTCTCTGACGTCCTTCATCAGTAGCCGCATTACGGCTAGACTGCCATTGCTGGAAGTTTCGGACTTTAGTTGATATCAAGTGTGGAAAATACGATTCCAGCGTCGTTTCTGGCCGCCTTCATCGTGCGGCAGTATCCGCCTGCCAGCACGGTGCCGCCGCTAGTGATCCGCCATTCCCAAGTATTTGGAGTGATACGTTCAATGGTGATAGTGATTTTCATTCGACTCCCCTCATAGCGTTAACCGTGCCAAGCTTACACAGCGCAACAACGACAGCAGTATCGTGCATTGCTTGCTATGGGGTGATCACGAGTACGTAAAGAATTCCGACACTCTATTTTACGTAACCTGTTGATTTAGCTGGTCAGCCTGGCTAACTCGTTGCAAATCAACATCACGTAGTTGTAAAGAATGCCGACACTTATGGGGCGCAAAACCTACGCTTTGAGCTTAAACCGTTGTGAATCAACTAATCGAGTACGTAAAGAATTCAGACAGTGTTAGTCTATGGGTCTACCATCTTCTCCAATTGGCGGCAATCCTCTGGCCTGACGATAACGCTTGTAATTGAGTGGCCTTGATCCTGATTCACCGTAGCGAGCACGCCTAGTCTGCCAAGCTCTACTGGATTGCATCTTGGCCATTATAGACCGTTTATCCCTACTCCACGTCCTAAACCCTGTCCCGATCTTGCGATACCATGCACTTATAGTCTCACGCTCTACTTGGTTGCTGGATAGTCCGCTATCTATGGTTGCCATTGCCTAGCCTTAACTGATGAACAGCCTACACTCAAGACTGATTTGCTACGCTCTACACTGCCCCAGACTCTACGCCGATGTGATGTGATTAGGCTGTTGTGTCCTGTTCGCATCCGTTTCACCAGGTTACATAACCACATCGCTCACGATTCACATCACCACATAACATGTTCAGCATCAGACACTAGCCAGAGTAGAGTAGAGCTAGAATTTGGGCTGTTTTGCAATTATGAGTGAGCTGCTCATGATGGGGGGAGGGGGGGGGGATTCGAGCTGCTTCTTAGGATACTGCTATCCACATATTTGATTTTATTTTTTTAGAACTTTGCTATTTTGTCAGGGCAGTATCTGGCACTGGGGCTGAACTGCTGTTGTAGCAGAATCTGCGAGATGAGTTCGATTGGCGGGTACAAAGCAACCCTTATGCAAGGATTACTTTGTTAAGCTGGGTGGTCTGCGAGATTGAGACGGACAGAGCGTAACACATCTCCGTGAGGAGAAATAGCGATTGGGAACACCTGGCCCACCAGAATCCCTAGACAATGGAATTGTCAGCTACAAGCAAGCAACGTGAGTTGCGCTACTTTTAATCTGAGCCGGACTGCAAATCTCTCAGACGTGTATTGGTTTTACGCTGGCAGCATTAGCCGAGGATAAACCGGATGTATTGAACCTGCTCAGGTCTTGCCTGAATCACAAGTTGAAAGAGTCAGCCGCCCACCGTCAATCGAGGTGCGAAGCAGGATAGGATTGGCCAAGGCTGGTTTGGTGGTTCCAATCGGGCAAATTGTAATTGAGCGTGTCATCTGCTTCGCACTACATGTATCGCTCAGGATTCGATGGTTGTCAAATGGGAATTTGCTATGGCGCGGATGATTTCTTCGGCGACTTGCGGGACGATGCGAGATAGTCTGCCGCCGCTCTCAGTCGCTCCGGCGAATCCCAGGCGTGACCAAGAACGCGATTGCATGAAGTGCAAAGCAGCCCGCGCACAACTTTGGTTTTGTGGCAGTGGTCAACGTCGAGCTTCTTGTGTTCCGGCTCCGGCTTGCCACAGATAGCGCACTTCCCGCCTTGCTGTTCCAGCATCGCAGCGTAGTCAGCTAGCGTGATTCCATACTTCCGTTTCAAGTGCCGCTCTTGGGTTTCTTCCTTGCGTTCGGCGTATCGCCTGCGCTCGTAATCAGGTTGAGCTTTTCTCCATGCTGTATTCGCAGCCTTCCGGCAGGACTTGCCTCGAGTCATAGCCTTCCGGCAGGACTTGCATCGAGTCATCAGCTTGTCCGGCTTGCGCCTGTCCGCGCTGAATTCCGAGTCGCGCTTTTCAATGTGGCATTTTGTGCAAGTTTTCATCGGCCACAAGATACAATCGCCCTGATTATTTCGCAAGCCACACTTGGAACAATCGAGTTTCCTAGTCCCCTGAGCCGGTGGGCCCGGTGCTTGATTCCGGTGCTGACTCTTGGGGTTTTGGGGTCTTCGTCCGGCCACTGGCAAAATGTTCCGCCGCCGTCCAATCTTTCGGGTAGCCCATCAGCCATTCGCAAAACTGCGGATTCAAGCTGCCGCCCACGATGCTGCTGATGCTCGGCTCGTTCCTGTTCGCCTCGCTCGGAGCGTTGGTTTCCTTGTGCAAGTGCGCCGTTGGAGTGGGCCACAACTTCACTTGATCCGCCAAGCCGACTTGTGGATCGCTCGGCTTCCGACCGCTTAGTTTCACCACTGTTGATTTGGCTTCCGTCACCGTTGCGCTCGGAGTGCGCCACAATCCAAACTCTGTCCCTTCGGTGTCTGGCATCGACGGCACAAGCCGGAACAACAAGCGGCCACGAGGAGTAGCCGATGCCCTCCAAGTCAGAAAGGATATTGTCGAGTTCCATCGTGACGATTCCAGCAACGTTTTCACCAATGAGCCAACGGGGTTGTGCCCCGTTAATAACGCGGAGCATTTCAGGCCAGAGCGCACGGTCATCTGCCGCGCCTTTTCGCTTCCCGGCGACGCTGAAAGGTTGGCAAGGAAATCCACCTGTGAGCAGATCGACCCCGGCGTAGTCGGCTCCGTCGAGGGTGAAGATGTTGTCGTGGAGCGATGGACTTGCGCTGTTAGATGAAGCGCGACCGACGAGTCGCGGGCGTTCGGCCCGCCGTTCGTTCCATCCGTCGCGGTTGGTGTCCGCCAAAACCGCTCCGAACCGTTCTTTGAGTATTTGTTGCGCATAAGGTTCCTTTTCGCAAAATCCGATGGTGGTGTATCCGCAGTTCTGAGCAGCGATGGCAAATCCGCCGATGCCTGAAAAGAGATCTAGGTGGGTCATTGCTTCTCGCTCCTATGCTTTGCAGCCGCCCTATAAGCAGCCCAGGCGATGTCGGAGAGCAGATGCAGGTCAGGCTTGTCTTTGGACAGCCCCTGGATGCGTGGCAGCAGTTGGTTACGCCACAGCTCTTGGAAGTTGGTTCTGACATTCTCCATGGCTTCAGTTTGTGCGATGAGTTCAGCGGTATTCATTGGTGTCGAATTGTTCTGCCTGAGTGATTTTGCAGTTGAGTGGGTGGAAATCCACGGGGAAATCCTGAAAGTTCATGTCACGGCCCTTGGTTAGTGCCACCCACAGCTTTTCCTCGCGTTGTTGTAGAGTGATGCAGACATGGGCTTCATGGAGTAGAGCGCGTGATTCCCTGACTTTACCATCATCATTGAGCTGGGAAAGCACAATCATCACGACTTTGGTTTCTTGAGCGATGGACCTGAGGGTTCTGCCGATGTATGCCACCTGTTGTTCGCGTGATTCGATGGACTTTGGAGGTGAAACAATCTGGGCATAATCGACAACCACCATCCTTATTCCACTTCGTTCCACCATCTTTTTGATGGTGCGTCGCATATCATCCACCGTGGCCATTGTGTCATCGGAAATCCATAGAGGCAGCTTGGATAGGCGCGGTATGGCACTGGCCAGCTTCTGCATTACCCCGGTGTTGAACCTGTCTTTGCTCCTGAATGCGCTGCGGTCAATGGAAAGGTCGAGGGACAGCAGCCTATCCATCCAGGCTTCATCGCTCATCTCGAAGGAGAACAGGGCGCAGGGGACGCCGTTCTTGAGGTTGGTGTGCAGGATGTTCAGGGCAAGGGTGGATTTGCCAAGACCTGTGGTGCCGCAGAGCAGAACCAGCTCGCCTTGAGCCAGACCACCGGCTGCATCGATTTTGAAGAAGCCAGTGGCAAGCCCTGCTTCCTCACCGGCCAACATCCGCTCGTAGCGGTCCACGCAGCGGCCAAGGATGTCTTTGATGGGCTTGACGTCATGCCCCTTTATCGAACCTTCTGCCGTTGCAATGTTGTCCTTGAAGGATTCCAGCAGCTCGGCTGAATCGGTGTCATCCCTGTAGGCGGCACCAATTGCCTCAGTGCAGGCCGCAATCGTCCGTCTAGCCACGAACTTCTTACGCAAGACATCAAGGCAGTAAGGCAGATGAGCTGCCGATGGGGTGGCATCTGGCAACGAAACGATGTAGGTCATGCCGCCGACAGCTTCCAGCTCACCCATTGCCCGAAGCTCGGTAATCACAGCAAGCGAGCTAATGGGCCTAGCTGCCTCCAGGATGCGTCGGAAGGCTGAAAGGATGATTCTATGCCGAAGTTCATAGAAGAAGTCGTCAGCGTTGCCTACGGAGCTGAGAAGCACATCCAGAACAGAGCTGTCCAGAAGCACACAGCCAAGGGCTGCTTGTTCGTTAAGGGAATCGTGAGGGGGCAAGGTTTCTGTTTTAATCATATCAGTTTCGGTTGTAGTTTTTCCTCAAGGATGGCCAAGCGCATGTGCGAGTATTGGGCCAACCCAGTTCCGTCGCATGAGTCTGCCCCCAAGTCCTCAAAGTATTCAAGGCGTCCCGGCGTGTTTATGCGACCAATGTGGCACCATTTGCCGATTACCTTTGACGCCTTCACGATTGCGGCTGCGTGGTGGCTCATCTTCCAATCGGTTGACCCACCGATGAACACCGCAGCGCAGTTGTCCCAAGGCACGTCCAGATGTTCCTGCCCGTCTTGGCACACAAACGCCACTGGCCACTTCGTTAGGCGCGGTTGCCAGTGGCGGAAGCATTCAAGTGTTCGACGAGCACAACCGACGACATCTGGAGCGGCAACGAATCGGCATAGGTCTTTGCGTGGCTCATGCTTCGCTAGCATGGATATGAAGTTCTTAAGCTCGAACCGGGCGAACGCGCCGTTATCCATCGCAAACATTTGTTCGGGCTGTTGCGGGTTCCGCCGCGTGAGTGGTGTAAACAGTTGTTCTACCTTGCATCCAAGCTCGGTAGCGCAAACATCCATGTCGTGAGATGTATCGAGCATGACAATCACGCGAGCGGCGAGTTAAGGGTTGCGGCAGCGAACTTGATGCAAGCTGGACACTCCATGCACGGCTTGTCCCCGCCACGGTAGCACGTCCAGACTCCGCTATTGGGGACGCCCATCTCTTGAGCCTTTGCGCCGATCTTCCATTTCGGCCAATCCAGGTAGGGAGCGCAAACCTCAACCTCAACCTCAGCAGTCCTGAGCGTGGTGTTGAACAGCTGAAGGAACGCCATCCGGCAATCAGGGAATGCCGATTCATCATCCTTGTTGCATCCGATTGTGACCGTTCCAGCCTTAGCCTTCACAGCAAGGTTCACGGCAAGCGACAGCATGATCATGTTCCGGTTCGGAACGATCCAGCTTTCGTCAGTCAATCCGCCAAGGTTCGGAAGCTCGATGACGGTATGCTCAACTGACAACCTGCGGCAGTGGCCCTTAGCAAACACAAGTTCCTTGATATGCTTTTGCTTGTAGTCAAACAAGACGCAGTGGATTGAGTGCCCTTGAGACTTCAGGTCATAGAGCATGGTGACGGAATCAAGCCCGCCAGATAGCAGATGGATTATCGTTTTTGGAATCATAGTCATACAAAGTTGTGGCCGACGCCGCATCGAGGTTGAGCTGCGGGGATGGAAGGCTTTGAGTATTTCGTTCGCTTCTCTTCCCAATTCTTTTTCCAGTTAATCATGGCAGACTCCCATTTTCTCATGGGATTCTTTCCTACTTTCCAGCCATTGCTCTCGTAATAGTTGAAGAATGCTGATGCTTCTGAATCTGGTAAGCCGATCTTAGCAGCATAGAATTTCAATTCCTCAGAGCTCGGGGGAGCGAAGCGACCTGTCTTTGTTTTACTTTCTGCCTCTGCCTCTGCCTCTGCATTGGGCTTACCGGTTGGCTTATCCGGACTTACTTCTGGCTTACCATGCTTACTTCTAAACCTTGCTTGGGCTTCTGCGTTTTGCTCTCTGCGCGTCTCTTCATCCCTGATGTCGCGATACTTGCGGTAGTTCAGCAGCCTCCATCCTCCGTCGATTGGCTCTATGCGCCTTCCGTCGTCTGTCTTAGTGCGACTCCATTGGTCTGGAGAAAGGAACGCATTGATTGCCGTGCCTGCGCTTTCTACCGGAACGCGGGCGCGATTCGCTAGGCCGGGAATGGAAGCCCATACGCGACCATGCTTGTCTGCCATAGCCAGCATGGTGATCCAGACGATTCGTGAATGGTCATCCATTACCCAGATGGAAGACTCAGTGATGGAACTAAACAGTTTAGTGAATGTCATGCTCATATAATTAAAGTAAGCAAACTTGCTTACTTCTGTTATCCCCCAGACAATTCAGCTTGTCAACGATCTGTTTTGAGATTATTGATTCGTGACCATTGCATGAGTAGAAGAAAGATGCCCGCCATCCAAGACCCGTCTCGCGTAGCAGAAATTCTGCGGCGTAAGGGAATTGATCCGTATGAGGTTATGGCAAACATTCTTCTGGAAACCATTCCTGTCATTGATGGGGCAGATCCTAAACTGATCCTCCCAATGATGCAGAGGTACGATCTTGCAAAGGATGAAAAGGGAAACAATTGCTTGAAGTTGAAAGCGATGGATCGCTTTGAAATTGCAAAGGAGATGTCAAATTACGTCTATCCAAAACTTCGCAGCTCAGAGACAAAGGACGAGAAGGATTACAAGCTGACTGTGGTATTGAAGAACCTCAACGGCACTACCAGCGAGATTCCGAACCGAACAGACACAGTGATTGATATTCAGCCGGTGATTCAAAAGATAACGGAGCAAGCAGAATGATTCCAGCCTTCTACCTGGATGGAATTAATGCCGAGCTGTTAGAGCTGTGGTGGCGAGTTCCGTCTGCGCTTGCGCTTACCCTTTCAATACCGATCGTGTTTGATTTAGCTTTTCAACGACACCATGAATACGACATACCCGCAGAAAGATATAAGGCACATCTTGCACAGCAGCATCCCAAAGTGGGCAGACCCTTTCCTGTTCATCTTTTTCGGCTTTGTTTCGCTGTTGTTTGCGGTCGGTTTTCTTGGATATATTTTGCTGATTTATCCGGCACTCTTAATCGGATCAGTCATCTCGAAGCGTTGGCGTGGATGGCTTACGTCGGCGCCGTCTTCCCTATTTGGACATGGCATGAGAAAGAGTTGCTGTGTATGCGGCGGGATGGCGATCAAGACGCTGGAGACGCATTACCAAAAGCAACGGCACTTCTGCGCGGATTGCCAGCCAAAAAAGCGATGACTAAATGACCATTGAGCTGCCGTACGATTATTTGCCTCGTACCTACCAAAAACCGATTTGGGACCATTTCGTTCCCGATCCTTATCGCAAAGAAGCTGACATCATAGCTCACCGCCGATGGGGTAAAGACCTGCTCATGGTCAACATCGCCAGCTTCCTGTCCCAGATGCGAGTCGGCACCTACTGGCATGTGCTGCCATTTCAAACCCAAGCCCGTGCGGTGGTGTGGAACGGCATGGACAAGTCAGGGCGTAAATTCCAAGACTACTTCCATCCCAAGCTCGTATCCCACCGCAACGAATCGGAGATGCGTGTTCACTTTCACAATGGCTCAATCTGGCAGGCCATAGGTGGCGATAACATTGACCGGCACGTAGGCACCAACCCCATCGGCGTAGTGCTGTCAGAATGGGCACTGCTCGACCCTCGCGTGAACGACTACCTGTCCCCAATCCTTCAGCAGAACGACGGCTGGTGCGCTCGCATCACCACCATTCGCGGAAAGAATCATGCCTACAAAAACTTCAAGCGCATGGAAACTCTGATGGGTAAGAATCCGCGCTATCTTGCTGTGAACCAAACAGTCGATGACACCAAGGATGAGCGGGGCAACCCAATCTTTGGCCCTGAGATGATTCAGGAAGAACGTGACAAGGGCAGGAGCGAGCAGTTCATCCGTCAGGAATACTACAACGATCCTGAGATGCCCCTGGACGGCACCTACTATCTCGGCGAGATGGTGGCTGCTCGCAAGGATGGTCGCATCTGCTCCATACCTTATGATCCGAAGATACCTGTCGATACCTATTGGGACATCGGGTTCTCAGATTTCACCGTCATACTATTTGTTCAGGAAGTCGGGCTTGAGAGGCGCATTATCGACGTTTACGCCAACTCAGGTGAGGAGGTTGGCCACTATGCGGCCAAGCTGCGGGAGAAGGATTACAGCTATGGACGCCACTACGGGCCGTGGGATCTTGAGATCAAGCAACTGGCGGCAGGTGGTAAGTCGGTGTTTGATGTGGCTAAGTCGCATGGTATCAAGTTCGTTGTTACGCCACAGCCGAAGCTGAAGGGTGATGGCATTGAACAGGTGCGAAACATCTTCTCGTCGCTGTGGTTTGACGGCAAGAAGTGCGAACGATTGATTGAGGCTCTGAGCTGTTACCGCAAGGAGTTGCTGGCTGATAAGCTCCAGCAGACCGGGGCAGAGGACGGGCAGAAGGTTTACAAGGACACTCCGCTCCATGACTGGACTTCTCACTATGCTGATGCGATGCGAATCATGGCGTGGCACGCTCGCAAGCGCAGGCCGAAGGATGAGAAGTTGCAGGAGTTTGCGGAAGATTTCCACAATTACGTGTGACCCCATTCGATCAATTTAAGGAGTTCCACGGCACGGCATGGCCGCAGAAGCTGCTGGATTACTTCAATCACGGCTGGGTTTATTCGTCGCCGACATGCTTTGCGTTGGTGCAGGTGTCGGGATTGGAGGCTTGCTGGTTCATCGAATACCTAGCCGGTGACGTTAAGGAAGCTATTCATCACCTACCTTTTTACTTGCCTTATGTCGTGTTCAACCGCAAAGGTAAGACAAAGTTATATGCAACTGCAACGATAACGCAGCGATTTTTGAAAGATGATTCCGTCAAAATTTGAACAATACACCCGCTGCTACGGTGGTGGCGGGGGTGGTGGTGCAGTGAAACCGCCCAAGCCACCATCGCCGACATCGGCTGCTGAGAATCTGGCGAAGTCGCGCATCACAGAACGGAATCGTGCGGCGAAAGGTTACGGCTCTACTTTGATTGGTTCGATGCAGGCAGTGAAGGACACCACCAGCAGCGGGTCGTTGCTGAAACAATTGCTGGGACAATGACCGAAGACCCTAAAGCCAAATCGTTGATTCGAGATTTTGAGCGGATGAAGACCGCTCGTTCTACTTATGAAGCAGCATGGGCAGACATACGACAGCTCGTACGGCCAAACACAGTCGATTTCCATTCCGCCCAACAATCCCCAGGAGACGTCAGGACCGAGCGGATTTACGATGGAACAGCTCTGCAAGCAAACGTCGATTTGGGAAACGCTGTCCATACATTCATTGCCAACCCCAGTGAGCGTAACTTCGGAATCAAGCCGTCCGTTGACGGTGAATTGGCAAAAGACTCCGATGTGATCCGCTGGTGCGATGCTGTCTCTGACATCATTGCCGCTGAGTATCTGGATGACCGAACGATGTTCACGGGTTCGATGCAGGAATGCTTTCTGGATCTGGCGTTCGGCAACATCATCCTGAATCAAGAGTGGAATTACGATGAGGGTAACCTGACCTTCAAAGCCATCCCGCTTGCCACAGCCTTCTATGAAGAGGCGGCAACGGGCGCGGTGGATAAGCTGTCGCGCTGCATGACGATGACGCTGCGCCAGATTGGTCAGCAGTTTCCTGATGCGACTTGGGAAGGTAAGGAGAAGGACGAGAAAACGCCAGATAAGGAATTCTCCGTCATCCATGCTGTTTACCCTCGAAGTGACCGGGAGTATGGCCGCACGGACTCAGGCAACATGCCCTACTCGTCCTGCTGGTTGCTGAAGGAAAAGGGAGTCATTCTCAAGGAAGGTGGTTACAATTCTTTTCCATACCACGTTGGTCGGTGGAGCAAGAGCGATGAGGAAACTTATGGTCGCGGGCCAGCCATCAACTGTTTGCCTGAGATTCGGATGCTGAACCGGATGGAGTTAACGATAATCAAAGCCTGGCAAAAAGCGGTTGACCCGCCGTTAATCATGCCTAGCGACGGGTTTTTGTCCAAGTTCAAGACGGCCCCGGCTTCGATTAACTTCCGAGATCCATCGGCAGGTGATTTTGAGGTTCAGACACTTCGCCATGAAGGTAAGCTGGAAGGCGTCGAAACAAAGACTGACCAGAAGCGGGAATACATCCGTCGCTGCTTCTATTCTGATTGGGTGAAGCTATCGCCCAAGAAAGAGCGGCAGACCGCTTACGAGATTTCAGAGCTGGTGGATCAGCAACTTCGCATGATGGCTCCGATGCTGGGGCGTCTGCAAAGCGAAGTAATGGTGCCTTGCATTCAGCGCAGCTATGAGCTGTTGAGCAAGGCTCAGTTGCTTCCTCCACCACCACCGCAGCTTCAAGGCCGAACGATTGAGGTTGATTACCTGTCGGCGGCAAGTCGCGCTCAACAAGCCACTCGCATCGTGAATTACGGTAAGTGGATTCAGAACATCTCACCCCTTGCATCGTTCAAGCCGGACATTTTCGATGCGGTTGATACCGACGTGATTGTACAAGACATGGCTGTCTCGCTTGGCGTTCCAGCAGCAGCCATCCGCTCTTCCAAGATGATAGCAGAGATTCGCGATGGCCGCGCTCAACAGGAGCAGGCACAGCAGATGGCAGCGGCAGCAGAGCCGTTAACCAAGTCGGTGCTGAATGTGGCGCAGGCTAACAACATCGGCAATACGTTGTGAGCTTCTTCTCTGGCTTAACTGACAAGTTTGAGCTACGCAAGTCCTACAAGGCTGCGTTTAATACGGGCGATGGTAAGCGCATCTGCCGCGACCTTATCAAGCAATACGTCATGTCAGATCCGGTGGGTTCCAGCCCTGAGATTACGCTGATCAACATAGGGATGCAGCGGTTGACCATGAACATTTTGGAGAAGGCATACGGGAGCGATGAAGCCATTAGGGTGGCAATAGAGGAAGCATACCAACAACAAAAACAAAGCAACAACGAATGAGCGATCCAGGAGCAGTAGCAGCATTACCAGTATTACCGGCATGGATGGGCGTTTTGCCTGAGGACATGCGAGGTGATCAAACACTTCAATCTTTCAAAGGCGACAAAGCGGAGGATGTCTTGCCAGTTCTGGCAAAGTCCTACGTTGAATCCCGCAAGATGATTGGCAAGAAGGCTTACGATTTGCCGCAAGCTGATTGGAAACCAGAACAGTATGCCACATGGAACAAAGCCATCGGCGTCCCTGACTCTGCTGACCAATACGAGCTGCCAGCGGACGAGCTGATGACCAAGGCAGGAATGCCAAAGGACGCAATCCTGTCTGCCAACAAGAAGTTCCATGAGCTGGGTCTTACTCCCCGGCAGGTTAAAGGGCTGGTCAACGATTGGTATTTGAAGGATGCCGCTGCGGGCAACGAGGTTCTGTCCAAGCAAAAGTCTGACGCATCTCAGGCGGCTGCATCTGCCATGCAGCAGGAATACGGTGACAAGTTTGAGGCCAAGAAGGGGCTGGTGAAGTCTGTGTTGGCTCTTGGTGGTGGTGACTTGGCTGAACGTCTTGAAGCTGCCGGATTCGGCAACGATCCCGCGCTGTTCAAAGCATTGGTTGCCATTGGAGAGAAGACGATGGAGGACAGCTCCCGTCGCGGTGGTGCAAGTGCTAATCCGCTGGGGCCGGATGCGTTGCGAGCTGAGGCGTTGCGTGAGATTCAGGAAATCAAAGCCGCCCGCATCGCTGACCCCAGGCTCAGTGATAGGTTTGATGACCCGCGCTCTGCTGAGTTCCGGCAATGGAAAGAACTTCACCAGAAAGCCTACACATCGTGAACTGCCTTACTTGCACATTTTGGAGTCCGGTAACTCAGAAGCTGGACGCTCGCGGTTGCGCGGTCAGCCTAGCCGAAGCTGGAAAGGTTGAGAACAGCGCAGGCGAATGCCGTCGTTACCCTCCACGCTCGGCGGCATCTGTTGGTGGTGGCTATCGCGCCTTCCCAATCACCCGTTCCGGCGACGGATGCGGAGAGCATAAGCTATCCACTGTTGATAGTGGTTCGCCATCCATTGAGATTGTTCAGCCCATTGAAATCCCGATAACAACGGTGAAGAAGTTGGGCAGACCAAAGAAATCTGTTGACGCATAGCGTTTCCACGTTAACAGTAACGTCAACGAACAAGATTATTCGTAGTCCTCGTTTGAGAGCCAGCTAAAGTTGGCCGTGTAGCGAGCGTTTTCGCAGGTTCGGCCCCCACAAGGACAAGCCCGCCGATTAAAACTCCTCCCGCAAGGGAAGAATCCAGTTTTCTAATCGTATGGGTGCTATTGATACAGCATTTCGGAACGGATATCAGTCCGATTTCGAGATCAAATTCCAGCAGATGGGATCGCGTCTGCAATCCACCGTCACCGTTCGTCCTCAAAACGTCGAACGCGACATGTACGACCGTATTGGCACGGTCAACGTAACTAAAAAGGCCGTTCGTCACGGTCCAACCGTCCTGAACGATGCGGATCACTCTCGCATTGCTGTCTTGATTGACGACTACCGGCCCGATGCGCTGGCGTTCGACAATGAAGACAAGCTACGTATGCAGCTTCAAGACCCCCGCAACGGGTATGCGAAGATGCAGGCGATGGCCCTTGGTCGTCAGGTTGACTCCGTGATTATCGCTGCCGCTACCGGCACGACCTACACGGGCAAGCAGGGCACCACGGCTGAAACCTACACTGCTGCTACGTATGGCGTGGCTGTGGATGCAGTTGCTCCCGGTGCGGTTGCTGCCAACAGCAACTTGACCATTGAGAAGCTGATTCAGGCCAAATCCAAGTTTGGTGTGGCTGAATCGGTGCAGGATGGCGAGGAGTTGTATTTCGTTCTGACCCAAAGCCAGCTCGATTCGCTGCTCCGAACCACTGAGGTCACAAACGCTGACTATAACGCTGTTAAGGCGTTGGTGAATGGTCAGGTTGATACGTTCATGGGTTTCAAGTTCGTCCGAACCCAGCTCTTGAGCAAGACCAGCAACACACGCACCTGTTTGGCTTATCCCAAGAGTGGCATCATTCTTGGCATGGCTGATCAGATGACGACTCGTATGGACGAGCGAGCAGACCTTAACTACACTTGGCAGGTGTGGTGCCAAGGCACGTTCGGGGCAACCCGGACATGGCTTGAAAAGGTTGTGTCTGTGGCTTGTGATGAATCTGTGGCTTAATTGAGAAAAGAAAAAGAATATGGCTATCACAAATATTGACAGTTACGAGGACGGGATTCAGGCAGAAAACAATCTCGCTGATGATCCGAGTTCATACATTGCACCAGCATCGTTTCCTGGCAAATCGTCTGGGATTCCGCTGCGTCGGTGCAGTTTCACGGTCACCCTTGCCGCGCAATTAACGGGCGAGGACATCCTGATCGGGTTCATTCCGAAAGGGGCGACCATCTTCGGTGGAACCCATGTTGCAAGCGCAACGCTCTCAAACTCCGCTCAAACCTCAATTGGTTTGAAGGGTGCGGATGAAAGCGGTTACATTGATTCGGCCAACAGCGTATCGGACAGTGTCTCTCTCCTGAAGGCGGCTGCTGCCCTTAGCACCACGCTGGTTACGTTCGGAACCACCAATGCCCTTTACTATGGTTACGTCGCACAGAAAGATCTGTATCTGACGTTGACCACTGGCACTGGCACGGTGGGCACGGAAGTGATCACCGGTTGGTACGACATCCTGCTCAAAGGTTAATCCAATGGGTCTGTGGGGGTAATCTCCACAGACCCTTTTAAGAAAGGCATACATGAAAAACTTCTATCTTGCGGCATTGCTGGTTTCGATGTGCTTCAGTGCATCGGCTCAGGAGTACAAATCTCGTGCTCCAAAGGCAATTGAAACCCGAAGGGTGGCTGGTGTTCAGAACTACATTCAGGACGAGTTCACGCGGCGGTCAACGCCCGTATTTGTTCTGAACAGCTTGTTGTACCTCTCCACAAACGCGACTGATGGCATGATCTTCGTTCGCAGCAATGCGACCGTGCTGGTGCATGTCGGGCTTCCAAATCCAACCAATAACATTGGTCGGAAATATGAAGTAACTACGATGGGTGCCGCTACCGCTGTCCTGACCAACTGGTACGTGACTGGCACCTTCACGTCGAACAACTCGATGGCGGAAGTTACAGGCTACTTCATAGCCTCAAACAAAACCGCTGTTGCCTACTCCACTGGCACCAACTGGCTTGTTCGAGGCCACTAACCATCCTCCCCACCTGCTCCGGGTGGGTTCCTCCGGGCGGGCTTGGTATAATGGTTGCCAAGCCCGCTTTTTTAGTTTAACGATAACGTCATGGCTCAATCTGCTATAAGTGTCGCTAACCTTGCCCTGAGATTGCTTGGAAACAGGTCTACCGTAACAGACGTGTTGGGAGCAGACACTACCACAGAAGGGCTGGCTTGCACTGCGCTGCTGGAGGATTGCAAGAAGAGCTTATTGCGGATGCACCCTTGGAACTTTGCGGTTAAGCGCAAGAAGATTATTCCATTTCAGGATGTGGCGGTTAGCAATGTGACGTTTGTTTCTGCGAATCTGATTGAGGCTACGCACACCGCCACGACGTATGTTGCTGGAAACTACGTTACGTTGACCGGCATTGCTGGAGCAGTTGAAGCTAACGGAACATGGGAAGTTGCATCCATTACGTCCACTACGATTACAAGGCTGACCACGGTTGACATTGATTTGGCGGCAGACCTTTCCACCTACGAGGCATCGACCACTGATTACATCCGACGCTCTCCCGCTTTTGATTACAGCTATTTGTTTGTTCTTCCGTCCGATTGTTTGAGGGTGGTGTGCATCAATGGCGATTATGATTTGGACGCTTACCGGATCGAGGGCGGGTTCATTCTGTCTGATGAGGAGGTGCTGGAAATCATCTATGTTTCGGATGTCACGGACTACGCGTTGATGGACCCGCTGTTCTACCAATGCTTGGCAACTTATCTTGCCTACAATCTGTGCGACCACCTGACGGCATCTGATGGCAAGAAGAACGAGCTGCATGTCTATCTCTACGGTGGGCAGGGCAAGCGCGGCATCATGCCGCAGGCGAAGTTTGTTGATGGCTCTGAGGATTCGTTGCAGCAGATGGGCGCAAGCGAATGGGTTGACTCCAGGGGGTCAGGAACAGGATTGGCATAATGGCGTTATCCATCGCATCACAAACAGCAGCTGGTGCTGGCGCGGCACAGACTATTTACACCTCCACAGGTGACACGGAGTTTCGATCATTGGTGGTATGCAACAGAAGTGGAACAAGCGCAACATTCAGGCTTTCGATAACGCCGTCAGGTGCGTCCAACGATCAGCCTGAACAGTATCTGTTCTATGACATGCCCATTGTGCCCAACGATTCATTCACCAGCGCACTTGAGATTGGCGTGAGCCTTGGTGATGTCGTGAGGTTTTACGCATCGACAGCAAATCTGACAGTGACACTATTTAAGCAGTAATGGCATTTCCTGGCGGAACAAAGAATACGCGGGACCAGCTTAAGGAAGCTGGAGGCCAACCGTTACCTATTGGTGATATCTCTGCGTCGCAGTTGGTTTATCGCAGCGGAATCAATCTGATTGGCCTTACGCTTGGCACCAACCTTGTGGTGGTTGGAACCACGATTAACGCATCTGGTGGAGGCGGCGGTTCGACATGGACAGAGGCAGAAGTTGATTTCCTTACCCCATCCTACGATTACCAATTTACAGTTACCGATGCAACGGTTGGAGTGGCTAGCAAGATAACCGTAATCCCGTGCGGAAAAGCAGCTACTGGCCGCACGGCGGATGATTGGCAGTGGGACGGAATTACCTTCGCGGCACTGCCAGCGGTGGGAAGCTTCACGCTCTACGCCACTGCTCATCCCGGTCCTGTGGTGGGTAAACGGAAAATTCAATATTCAGTAGCATCTTGATTTATGGCAATTCTTGACGGCGGAAGTTCAACGGCAGGCAAGGCGAATGTTGATGCGAATTATCAACTCGCAGTCGCGACCAACACGGACCCGCTCAAGGCGGGTGCGGTGCGGATGTTCAGCGAGAACGATTCAGGCACCGCGACGGGGGCTGCATATTGTCTGTCTCCTGAGACATCGGACGACTACCGGTTGCGCAGCGGATTGGACATGCACGAATGGAACGACACGTTCAATTACGCCAACCAAGACACCGGCAAGTATCGTTACGATTTCATCACGCTGACGATAGCGCTTTCAGGTGGCGCGTTGACCACCAATCCGCTCGGCGGCACGGCGATTAACACGGCAGCTCGAATGAGGTCGTGGAGGTCGTTTCAGGTATGGGGGCAGCAAACGAATCTGTATTCGGAGTTCTCCATCAGCATGACGGCGGCGTTGGCCACCAATACGACCCATTATCTCGGGCACTACCTAGACAGTGGTTCATCTCCGTTCACCCCAACAGATGGCGTTTACTTCAAGATTACCAGCGCGGGCGTGACAGGCGTGGTTAACTTCAACAATACCGAAACGGCTACTACTGCATTCGCTTTCACCTTCACCACGAATCAAGTTTACCAGTTCCTCATTTCCATCAACGAACGGGAAGTGGAATTCTGGATCGATGACGTGTTGTATGCCACCAAAGCGGTGCAGACTGGCAACGGTCAGCCGTTCATGAGCGCATCGCTTCCTTGGGCAGTCGGTCACGCCATTGGCGGCACTGCGGCAGGTAGTGTGGTGGCAATGAAGATTTGGGATACGTCGGTGCAGTTTGCTGACATTGGATACAATGTTCCGCTGGGTGTGCAGATGGCACTGATGGGGAACGGGCTGCAGGTGCAACAGGCCGCAACCACGGGCGGGCAGCTCACCACCTACGCGCTCGGTGCGGAACCGGCAGCAATCACACTTACGGCATCCACGGCACCGGCAACGAATACGCTGGGCGGGTTGTTCATTCTTCCCGCTGCCATCACAACGGCAGCGAGCGATTATCCTTTATTCGCCTGGCTGAATCCCGCAGGCACCACGGCGATTCATGGCAAGGCTTTCATCTGCACTGGAATTCGGATGGGTGAGCTTTCGGTAACGACGGCGCTGGTAGGCGGGCCGCTCATTATCCCGATGGCTCTTGGATTCGGCTCCACGGCATCCACGCTGGCGACCACGGAGCAAACGACCTTTGCCAATGCGACGACCAAGATCGCCCGCAAGATTCCGCTGGGCACTCAGGCTGTTCCGGCGACATCAGCGGTGGGAGCCATCATCGCGGGTTACAGCGTGGACTTCGGCCAAGCCCCCATCGTCATCAATCCCGGCGAATATCTGCACATCATCATTCGTGTGCTGGGCACCAACCTGACGAGCGGGGTGATTCGTGGCAGCGTAGCAATCTTCGGATATTTCAGATAAAATGGGACGCGCAAACCCAGTTCAAGCCTCATGGACAAAGGGTGAGGTAAGCCCACTGGCTGCTGGCCGTGTTGACGTCTCGCTTTACTCTGCTGGTGCAGAGGTAATCGAGAATCTGATTGTGCGTCCGCAAGGGCCGCTGTTTCGGCGTAGCGGCACCAAGTATGTCAACTCAACCAAGGTTCCAGCCAATGAGTCGGTGCTGGTTCCGTTTGAGGTGAGCGATGAGCAGGCATACATGCTGGAGTTCGGCAAGGGCTACATCCGGTTCTTCAAAAGTAAGGAACCGCTGTTTGAAACCACCAAGTATGAGGTGGAGGCATTCACGCTGGAGACAGATAGCGGGCTGATGCGGTTGGTCACAGAGGATGTGCTGACTGTTCCCACAACTGCTGGAACTGAATACGGCGACCTTCCGACGTATGACATCTCATGTGTGTCTCCGGTCAATGACACGACGGATGGGTATCAGGTAACTACCAGCATCCCTCACACCTATCACGCGGGATCGCTTGTTTTGATTTACGGAACAAGTATCGCGAACCTCAATGGTGCGATGCTTAGTGTTACTGCTGCGTCAGGTGAGGTTACGGTTGCTGCTGGTCACAATCTTTCCGTTGGCGACACGATTGCCATATCTGGCTACGGCGGGGCGGGTCTGAACGGCATCAGGACAATAGCAACGGTGACCGGTGATATTCTTACCTTTACTGGCATATCCTCGTTCGTCCTGAGTGCGACGATGGGTAACTGGTGCAGGCAGGTAACCGTCACTACGGCCACCACTCGGACATTCAAGTTTCAGCTTTCAACCGGCACAGCGACCACTCGAAGCGCAACAGGGTTTGCTGCTGGGCATGGGCTGATTGCAGGCGATAAGTTCTACGTCAGTGGAGCCACGGCTTTAACGAATTTATCGGAAAGACACTTCATCGCGAAGTCAGTTGCCACGTCCCATAAATGGACTGTTGCAAATCTCGACTACGCTGCTGGCGCTCCGTCAGGAGAAGAGGCGCATGTGATACCCATTGAGATTGAAACCAATTATGGGTTCGGACAATCCGTCACCGTCACTTCAACGGCGAGCTACTTCACGGGGGTTTACAATACGATTGAGGTTACCACATCCACCGCCCATGGCTATACCACCGGAGACACGGTGCTGGTTAATAGTGCGGGAAGCGGAGTGGATGGGCTTTGGCAAATTAGTGTCACTTCCACTACCAAGTTCGTGCTGTCCACCGCTTATTACGTTGGCGCAACCACGGGCGGCACAGTTCGGAAACAGCTCACGGCCTCTGAGTTCTCCATCAAGGACCTGAAGTTCGCTCAATCTGCCGATGTGCTTTACATCACGCATCCGCTGTATCCACCAGCCAAGCTGGTTCGGCTTGATGATGATGGTGACCGCAACGACTGGCTGTTGGCAGATGCGTCGTTCCGTGACGGCCCTTACATGGGATTGAACGACCTTTCCCCCAACATCAACTCCACCACACCGCAGGATGGAGCAATCTATCCTGATGTTTACATGGAGGTGTCTAGCTATGCTCATACGGCTACGGTGAAGTCTGCCGTGGCATTTGCTGCTGCTGCGGCGGATGATGGTAAGTATATCGAGTGGAAAGAGGGGGATCAGTGGCGGTTGGCGCTGGTTAATGCAGGCTCAACAAGTCTCACGTCTCACACCGTAACTGTGTTGGATAATGTGATGCTTGGAATCGACCAAACAACAGTTCTGAAAAGCGCGAAGTTAGTCAAAGATGCGAATTACGTCGGCTATGGAGCCAGAGGAAAATCAAGTCCAGCCGGATATTATAGCAGGTCTGGAGCGTATCTTGGGCGCATAAATCCCGATAACGAGGTGTCATCCGCCTCTGTAATTGGAGCTGCTCCATTATCTGTTGCCGGAAGGATTCCAACGGGCACGATTACATCCCAATACAGTAATACATTTTCTGCTGGCGATGTTGGTAAATACATCCGCATCAAAAGCAGTGTAAGGACAGCGGCAGGTCATTGGGTGCAGATTACCAAATTGGAGGCTGGGTCTGGGTCTGGTGCAACATCGAACAAGGCGACACATGGTAATTCATTAACAATGGCCAGCAACAACGACACCGGTAAGTTCGTTGTGTCCGCCCATTCCAGAACATGCACATTGACCGCAAAGAAGGCGGGTGCCGTGTTCGCTGCATTTTCGGCTACTGACATTGGTCGCTCGGTTCGGCTTGGGTTTGCTGGCCGATGGACATGGGGAAAAATCACGGGCTACACATCCACATCGGTTGTTACCATTACGCTCTATGAGGACATGCCGCGTGATCCAAACGACTCATCCCGCATTGCCGGAAACCAAGACGGAATAAAGGCAAGCGATGGAACGCTTCCGACTGGAAGCCCTGATTCCGGCATCACCTACGACTGGCGCATGGGCGCATGGTCCCACACCACCGGCTTCCCTGCTTGCGTTGTGTTCCATGAGCAGCGGTTGACCTTTGGTGCCACATCCACTGAGCCGCAGACGTTCTGGATGTCCACCAGCGGCGACTTCGAGAACATGTCACCGACTGAGCTTGATTCAACGGTGCTTGATGATAGCGCAATCGCTTATGAGCTGGCATCTGCCAAGGCCAACCCGATTCGATGGCTGGTGAGCGGTTCTGCGCTGGGGATTGGAACAGCTGGCGGTGAGTGGCAGGTGAAGTCTGCTTCATCCATCAACAACCCGATCACGCCGTCATCCATCAGTGCCAAGGAATACACCACGCATGGAGCAGGTTCACGGATTCAGCCTGCCAAGATTGGTTCATCGGTGTTGTTCGTTGACCGCTCCAAGCGCAAAGTGCATGAGTTGTTTTACAGCTACCAGGATGATGCAGTTGTTTCGGATGAGCTGACAGTCATCTCTGAGCATATCTTGCGTGAACATACCGGCGCGGTAGCAGCAGCGTTCCAGCAGAAGCCCCATTCCATTTACTGGATTGTTTGCGGCGACGGCACGTTGTCAGCAGTCACGTTTAATAAGAAGCAGGAAGTGGTCGCGTGGCATCATCACACCATCGCAGGCGCAACAGTGGAGTGGATCTCCACGATTCCATCCAGTGACGGCACAGAGGATGAGGTGTGGATGGTCTGCAAACGCACCGTAAATAGTGCTGAATATCGAACGATTGAGGTTCTGGAATCTGATTTCTATCCAGCCAGCGCAGTTTCCAGAGCCGGGATGAGGTTTCAAGATGGGCACATCCTGCTTCAGCCAACCACTGCTACATTCACCTTAAATACCATCACAGGGCTGAATTGGTTGGCTGGTCAGACTGTTGCGGTGACAAAGCACAAGACGGATTACACATTCGTTTATGAGACTGCGGTTGTGAGTGCAGGTGGCGAGATTACGCCAATCACAACCACCGGATTTAGTGAGATTACCATAGGCGTTAACGGTAACGCTGATGTTGGTTCGTTGCCGCCAGAAGGTGGCAGTCCGTTCGGTAATTCTCAAGGCCAGCAGAAGAAGCTGATCTATCTGGATGTCCGGTTCTTGGACACCATGAACGTCAGCTACGGTCCAAATTCCAGCAGCCTTGTCAGCAAGACCTTGACCCCTGCAACGGGTGTTTGGTTCAGCAAGACTGAGCGGTTGGTGCCGAACAACGGATGGGATGTGGAGAGCAAATACTATATCCGCCAAGCCTATCCTTATCCCTTGAATATTTTAATGGTGGTCGCCAAGCTGGAAACCAACGAATGATTCGCCTCGCACAAGTTGAAGATGTTCTCGACTGCCGAATACTGGCAGAGAAGTTCTTCTTTGCTCGCAACACCAAAGGCAAGTTCAGCGGAGAGTTCTTTGAAGGTCAGTGGGTGGGCTTCCTGACTACTGGCATCGGCAACATCCTTCTCAGGGAATCTGCTGAGTTCAAGATTGTTGAGGCAATCGGCTACATCGTTCATCCTGGCGGCAACGGAGCTGAATGCGTATCAACTATGTTTTGGTATGTTGATGACGATTCGCAAGGGCTTGCAGCAGGTGCGCTGTTCAAAGCGTTCTTGGATGGACCGGCCAAGGATCGTGAGATTCGCATCTCAGTGCTGGCCGATGAGCGATTGATTGCGGTATCGGATGTGTTGAGCCAATCAGGATTTTCTATGTATGAAATGGTTTATCTAAAGGAGGCAAGCTAATGCCAGCAGCAGCAGCAGCATGGGCGGCAGTGGCTCTGTCCGCCATCGGCACTGGTGTTGCAGCCTATGGCGCAGTAGCGCAAGGCGATGCCGCTGAAGAGGCAGGCAAGCGCACACAGCAGGCAGAGAACGCCAATGCCCAAGCAGCGATGGAAGCGGCGTCGCTGGAAGCTGGGCAGGTGAGGCGCAAGAACCTTCTGCGCTTAGGCTCTCAACGAGCTGATGCCGCCAAGAGCGGTGTGCTCATCTCCGATAGTGCGAACGATGTGATTTACGACACGGCAATTCAGGGTGAGCTGGAGGCTCAGTCGGTGCTGTATTCAGGCGCATCGGCTGCATCTTATCAGCAGCAACGCGGTGTAAACGCAAGGGCTGCGGGTGCAAGTGCGAAGTCTGCCAGTAACATCAATGCGGGTTCATCCATCATTGGTGGGCTAGGCAAGACGGCGGGGATTTACTCCGATACAGCAGGAGCGCGGGGCGGTTCCATGCCAACATTTGCCCGCAACATTCGCAACAGCTACACGAGATAATGCCACCACTAGCCACATACACAGCCTCTGGTCAGATTCGTTCCGGCCCTGTTGCTCCCGGTGTAGATGCCTCTGAGCTGGACGCATCAGCAAGGGCATTGCAGGGGCTTGGTGGGCAGGTAGTCAATGCTGGGCAGACAGTTGGGGCGCTGCTGGAGAAGCGGCAGCAGGAGAAGGATAACCGGTGGGTGGGGGATAATGAGAGTCAGCTTAATCGAGACCTGGTTGATTGGCGCAAAGAGAATCAGAATCGGGAAGATTACGGAGATGCGTTCAAGACTTATGCTGATGAGCGGTTGGCTGAGTATGAGAAGAATGCTCCCACTGGAAAAGCTGCTCAATCGTTTCGCCGTTCTGTCCTGCCATCCATTGATGCTGGTTATGCTAGAACAACCGCCGAAGGCGAGCGCACAAGGCTGAACAACTACGATCAGGCAGAGGTTCAGAACGACATCAATATGCGCGGGAGCTATCTGGCTGGCGCTGATTTGGATCAGGATTTTGCCAACGACATGCTCTTTGCTGAAACGGTGAAGAGGAATGCGCGGACGATGGCAACGATTGGGGCAACCAACCCCGCTGCTGCTGCCGCAATGGTTCAGCGCACGGAGATTGCGGCAGTGCTTGCCGCTGCCGATGCTGACCCCATCTTTGCCAAGAAGATACTGACTGCTTCCAAGCATATCGAGGCAGGCACCTACGATCAGTTGGATCGCAAGATTGAGGCGGCGGCAAAGAACATGGAGGCGACATCCATGTATCGAATCAACGCCAACATCGATGCTGCTATCTACAACGGAAAGCAGAACGGAACGATGGTTGCGATGCCGTCCAAGGCTGTTCTTGATTTGCTCCCTGAATCCAGACGCGATCAGGTGATGGATGAGGTTAAGATTGCCAACGCGACTACCTCAACTTGGTCTGAAATCAAGGGCCACAACTGGCAGGAGCAGCAGAGGGCTATTGCAGCAGTGGATACCAAAGACATCATTGGCATCCAAACCAAGGCTGAACTGGTCAAGTTAACTGCTGAATCTCAGAAGCAGCAGACCGAAGACCCTGTTGGTTGGCAGGCAAGGAACGATCCTGAGTTCATTGCTGCAACTGGTAAAATCTTGGCCGCTCCTAAAGAAGCGCAGGCTGGCATGATGACTGATGCCATCAAGCGCATGGTGGATTTGCAAGGGCCACCGCCAGCCGATGCACCAGAGGATCAGCGCAAGCGTTACCTCAATCTTCCGACAGGATTGCAGAAGGCGACCACGCTTTCACAGGCAACCAGTGAGGCATCGAAGCTGAACAACATTCCGCCGAACCAGTTGACTGCTGAGTTGCAGAAGTTCGACCAGCTTTACCCTGATGAACGGGTGAGGGCGATGGTTTGGAATGACATGCAGAACTTGCCAGAAGGCAAGAAGCTGAAGATGGGGCTGCGGGTTGGTGCTGCCATTAACGATGTGGGAGTCAGGAATCATTTCCTTGGTGCAATGTCGAACAAGGAACCGCTCAAAACCGAGCGTCCCAAGAGCGAGTTCGATGCTGCCATCTCTGCTGATCCCATGTTCTCAAAGTTTGTTTCGGGCTGGAAAGGTGATGGCAATCAGCGTGGTGATGAACTGAGTGAGTTCACCGATGCTGCGGTGAGGTATGCCATGCACCTGTCGGTGAGTGACAAGATTGCCAACCCCTCAAAGGCAGCAGCGAAAGCTGTTCAGCGGTTGGTCACTGACAACTACGGCATGATGAACATTCATGGAACAGATGTTCCGGTGCATCGCTATCCATCGGCAGGCGTTCGTTACGGCGATGAGGAAATCAAGAACCTGCAAGCTGGCATCACTGACCTGCTTGGCACCATCTCGGCTGACTCCATCTCAGTTGAGCCTGCCAACTTCCCATTGGCCCCCAATCTGCCCGGTGGCACTGAGGACAGTGATTACATCCGCAAGACAATCAAATCGACTGGCACCGTCGTTGTGGAGCCTGGTGGGGCATCTGCCACGGTTTACCTGAAGGGCACAGGCGTAAACGACTTCGCGTTCCAGCTTCGCGGCAGGGACGGCAAGCCGCTGCTGTTTGATTTTGAGTCAGCTATTTTGCGTGGGAAAACCAAAGCCAGCCGAGCAAAGGAGGCGTTCGACAAGGCAACTGAGATCCAGCGCGGGTCGATGGGTATCGGAAAGCCCGGAGTCAACCGCAAGCAGCAACTTGATCAGGTCATGCCGTCTCTGGATGTTGGTGACAGCAAGCTGATTATCGACAAGGGACAAGGATTCTAATGCCTGGATTTTCATTCACCACCATTGAGCCGAACCAGATTGGTCAAGTGACCAAGTGGGATGTCCCGATTAACGACTGGCTCGGCTTGAAGTTTGGCTCAGGTCAGAACGATACGTTAGGTAATCAGTTTCGGAACAGGGTGGAAGACGACATCTACGATGATAAATCCGAATCGTCTGTTGATGTTCTGAACAGGGCTTACGGAATTGATGACCGGCTGAAGTTCACTGAACCGATGTCGATTCAGCGGGCGCGGTTGATCAATGAACGCAAGCGCAAGGAGATTGAGGTTTCATCCTACTTTGAATCCGCATCCCATAGCTGGTTCAGCGCAAAGGCAGCAGCGGGCTTTGGGGCTGCAATGGTTGGCAGCTTGTCGCATCCGCTTGACCTTGGCTTGTCCTTTCTGCCGTTCGTAGGCTCAGAGAAAGCAGTTGCAGGCGTAGCCAAGATGGGTGGCGGACAGCTTGAACGGATGATGGCGCGTGGGCTGATTACTGAAGAACGACTGGCTGCGATTGGTGTTCCGCTGCCTCGCTTGTCAGGTGCCATGATTGATGGTGCGGTGAATCAGTTGGCGATGGAGGTTCCGATTGCATTCCAGAAGAATCGGGACATGGCGAACTATGATTCGTCCGACTTTGCTTTCAACGTGCTGGCGGGTGGTGCGTTTGCAGGTGGCGTGAAGAGCATCGGCTTGGCATTTGAACGAGCAGCCAAAGCATGGACAAGCCTTGATCCGAAGATAAGAGATGCTGCTCCGCTCAAAGCATTGCGTGAGATATTCACCCGTGAACCGGCAAGGTTCGATGCTGATGTTAAGCTGGACGAAGCCACCATCCGCGCTCAGGTGACTGAGCGGGTTCGCGCTGAGAATCCATTTGATGAGGCGGCAGTCAGGGCTGGATATGACAAGATTGTATCCGATACGACAGAGATGTTCGGCAGGACGTTACCGGATTTGCCGCAGCATAGAGCTATCGAAGTAGCCAGAATGACCGCAAAGGAGGCTGCTGAAAAGTTTCAAGCAGCGGTGGAGGCGGCAAAAGGACACGGAAGAAAAGGCTCCGATCCATCTCTGCTTAGTGACATTGATTACGCCACAGCACTTCTTTGGAGAATAAACTCAGGGCGCGGTGAACCCATCATCCGATACGAGTCCAAGACAGCCAAGGTTGGTGAAATCTTTGAAGATGCTGGTCTGACCTATCGAGTTTCATCCGTGAAGGATGGGCAGGTGGTTGCCATCCAGACCGGTTCTGAGCGGTTCTCTCAGATGTATTCGCCAGAGCTGGAGGTGATAGCTCAGAAGGAAGCGCGAGGGATTGACCTTACGCCTGAAGAACGCGCCACAGTGGAAGGGCTGATTGATCCTGAAACACCTAATGCCCATTCTGATTATCAGCAGCGGGTGGCTCAACTTGAGGACGAACTTGAGATTCCCAAGCTCATGGAGGAACAGCGACGCCTCAACCTTGAGGAATACGTTGCTCAGAAGCGGGCTGAATACGATGCACGGGTCAAGGATGTTGCTGATGCCGAGACAAAGAAGGCTACGGAGAACATCCGCAAACAAGCCAAGTCTTCGCTGACTACTGAAGAGATTCAGAAATACACCGTCAAGGCACCTGCTGATGATGCTGCGATCAAGTTGGTGGAGGATGAGGCGGATGAGCTGATTAAGACTGTGCTGGATTCGGTTGATTCAGTGGAGGACAGGGCAAGATTGGAAGCTGAGATTAACGCAGAGCTGGAACGGCATGGGTTTAAGACTGAGAAGGGCAGCGAGGATATGAACCCACCAGAGCAGGGAGGCAAATCAAAACAGCTCAACATTGAGAGTGTTTCAAAAACAGACGAGACATACGGGCTGGTGTTAGATGTTGAAAAGCTGAGATTGCTTTTGGATGACGGAAAGATCGGCAGTCCCGGTGGCAGATCGCTATTAAGCTTCCTGTTGAAAGAGGACTCGAAACACCCGCTTTCAAGAATAGAGCTAATCGAAGGTAAAAGCTCAAAGGATGCAGGATTCCAAGGTCAATTCAGCACTAGGCGCGGATCGAATGTCGGGCTGATTAAAGTAGTTCTTTCAGACATGGCGGGTGGTAGGATTTCCGAATCACAGTTTGTTAGGATTCTCAACCATGAACTGCTACATAACGCAGTCACATCGAAGTATGATTTTGCAGATGCTAAAATAAAAGACAGAGCAAGACGCCTGTTCATGGAATACGTTGATTCCGTTAAAGGCACTGATCTTGAATCCCATAACTCCACAAAAAGCGTTTCCGAATTTTTGGCCGACAGCCTTTCCAGCCAAAAAGTAAGGGATGCTTTAGCAAAAATTGATTATTCCAAGAAGGTTCCGCTTGAGCGATACGGCAATACGGACATCCCAGATGTGTCGCAGTTCAGGGGCAGTTTCTTTGGTAGGATTCTATCAATAGTCAAAGACGTTTTAGGGATACCAGAAAAGATTAAAGATTCATACAGCGGGCTTGAGTTTGAAACCGTAACCGCATTGGACGAGGCTGTTCATATTTCTGAAAAGTTAAGAAGTCAGAAGCGTGAACCAATTGGAGATTTATACTCAATGTCGCCACCTGAAGTTGGTGTATCTGCTGAGAAAGCTATCGACGCAATGATTCCGTGTGTGACTGCAAAGGCTAAATTGTAATGGCTGAAACCCAAAAGATTCCCTGCATCGCCAACATGATTGCCATCATGGGGGAGAAGATGACGGCTGATGAAGCGCAGATACTGCTGGATGAAGCAGTCAGGCGCACCAAGCTCAGGGCTGCTGCTGATTCCATCCCAGAAGGCATTGCTGCTCGTCGTGTTGCTGCTGAGATGAAGCAGGAGCAGAAGATGCTGAACGCTCAGACCAAGCGCAGAATACCAATGGATGCCGGTGCTCGGATGGCTATTGAGAACTTCGCCAAGACCGGCGATGCCAAGACCTACGGCAAGAACATCCGCAAACTGCTGCAAAAGGTGGAGGATTTGGGCAATCAGATGGGGTCAAGGGATGAGGCGCGATTCTTTGCTGACATCTCCGAGAAAGGTATCGGTCCTGAGTGGCTCAACAAGAAGCTGTCCTTCCCCATCATGCAGGAGCTTGAACAGCTCAACTTCAAGATGCTGGGCATGGAAAGTAAGCCCGGCATCTCAGGCAGCAAGCAAGCGCAGGACATTGCCCAAGCATTCTTTGACATCCGCATCAACCGGCAAGCCACCAACAACAGGTGGGGTGCGAACGTGGAGGAAGTGGAAGGCTACATGTTCAAGCAGACCACTTCATCTGAGAAGCTGCGTATGGCAGGGCAGCGGTTTGCCATGTTCTCCAAGGAATCTCAGGACGAATCTTATCGGGTATGGCGCGAGTTCATCGACACCCTGGAGGTTGATTGGGAGCGCACCCATGTTGGCAATGATGTGGAGAGTTTCCTTAAGGGCTACCATCAGGCTCAGTATTCAGGTGTTCATGGTGATGCGATGGATCAAGGAGCTGACCTTGAGAAGTTCAAGCGGGTGGGCGGAAGCCTTGCTGATAAGCTGTCATCGCAGCGGGTGTTGTGGTTCAAGAATGCGGACAGTGCCTACAAGTACAACCAGCGATGGGGAACAGCCGATGTCCAGCATTCGATGCTGAACAATATCCGCAGCGGTGCCAGAAGCACAGCGATGCTGCAACAGCTTGGCACCAGACCGGCAGATAACATTGAGCTGGTTCGCAGGCGGTTGGTGGAAGAGGCAAAGAGTCTGCCAAATGCTCAAGACCAAGTTCAAAGTCTGACCACTACGGCTATCGGTCGCCAGATGGATCTGCTGACTGGCAGGGCGAATATCTCTAATCGGCCTTGGTTATCTGCGACAGTTGACTTCTTGAAGGCGTGGACATTGGCGGCAAAGGGCACAGGCATTGTGTTCACCTCCATTACTGACCGTGCGTTCATGAATAGCCGAATGCACGCTGAAGGGCTTGGTCACCTTGAGGCGATGGGAGCACAGCTCCACGCCGCTACTCGGTCTGGCAATAAGCGATTGGCTGCTGAGGTTGGGGTGTATAGCAAGACAATGGCTGGTGCGCTTAGTAACAAGTGGCAGGAAGAGATGAGGCCAGTGCTCTACATGGATAAGGCCGTTGACCTGACCATGCGGTTACAGGGTCAGAACTATCTGACTCGCGCCCATCAGTCCGCTATGGGCATGATGGTGGCAAAGAAGCTGGCTGATGATTCGCATCTAAAGTTCTCAGAGCTTGACCCAAGGCGGCAGCAGGTGATGACTGACTACGGGTTCTCTCCCGCTGAATGGGATGGTATCCGAACCACCAAGCAGGCGTTCGATGACGCTGGTGATGTCATTGTGGCGAGCGGTGTTCATTCAATACCAGATGAGCTGATGATTCCAATGCTGGGCAAGCAGAAGCCAACAGCGGCAAACATTGCCCGCGCCAAGGATAAGCTGGAGGCCAAGCTGGATTTCTACTTTGGTGACTCCATCAATGAGGGTGTGCCAACACCTACCGCTGGTGTCAGGGCCATCCGAACCCTTAATGGTGTGCAGCGCGGTGAGTTCAGCCGTGAAGCTGCCGAGCTGTTCTTTGTGTTCAAGGGATTCCCCATCAAGGCTGCGTTGACCATGCAGAAGCAGGGGATGTCCATTGGTGGCATGGCAGGTGTTGGGCATGTGCTGATGCTGGTGGCTCAGGCTGGTATCTTGGGTTACCTTGGCACCGTGGCTAAAGATGCGTTACGCGGCAAGACACCTAAATCTCTGTTCACCAAGGACGGTTATGGGAACATCACCGGGATTGAAACTGATACATGGATCAACTCCCTCGCAAGGGGTGGTGGGCTTGGTATCTACGGCGACTTGCTGCTGAGTGACTACGATAAACGCTACAAGTCGGTGCTGTCCAACATGGCTGGCCCTGTTTATGGCGAAGCTGCCAATGCCTTTGCCCTCTATGGTTCTGCCAAGCAGTATGTGACTGGCGACAAGACCGCTGAATCTGTTGGTTATGAAGCATTCAAGATGGCAGAGAATAACACCCCGTTGATGGGCATGTTTCCGCTGCGTTCTGCCTATGAATATTTCATCATGTGGAACATCAAGGAGGCGTTATCCCCGGGTGTGTTCCGTCGTCAGCAGAAATCAATGGAAGAGAACAGCCACCAGGAATACTTCTGGGAACCTGTTCAGTAACATTTAACGCTTGTAAATCCAACCAATCCACACCACAAACACCTTATGAAAAAGCTAGTGCTCTCAGTCTTTATCGTTGCAGTTATCGTTGCAGTTGGAACCGCCTCTGCTCAAAGCATTGCTAAGTCGGGTGTGTTCGCAGTCATCAACACCAGTTCTACGGTGTGCGCGCAGATCACGAACAGCACATTCGTAGTGAGTTCTGCCATGATTATTGGCAAAAGCTCTCTGACTGCCACCAATACCACGGCAGTTCGCATCGGCTGGGCCACTAACCAGACCTACTTTGTCATCAATCCTGGTCAGGCGTATGTCATTGAGTTTGCTGACAAGCGCAAGTTCCGTCTGAGCGACCTGTATTTCAATGCGGAAACGGCAAATGACGGGGTGGTGGTTAGCTACGAATAAGATTATGAAGAAGATTTCCTTTATTGCAGCGGCATTGCTGTGCTTTGTAACGGCGGTTAGTGCGGCGATCCGTCCTGCGCAGCCGGGTATTGGTGGGGGTGGAGGAAGCAGCATCACGATCACGGGCAGCGTAGGCGTAGTGTCTCCGCTGACGTTTGCTGCTGGAACGACCAACGTAATGCTCCCGATTGAGCTGGCAAATCTCAAGACCAATATACCTCTGGCATACGCCACGAACTACAACAGCCTGCTCCGTGCCTACACCAACGTCATCACCGTGACTTGGAGCAATAACGCGCTGGCGAGCGGACTGAACCTGACCAATATCACGACCAAGATTGCGACAGCCGGAACGCTGGTTCGGGTGCTGAAGGGGCCGGGGCCGTATTGGATCGGAACGAATGCCGTGTCGCTGCTTCCTCCCGGCGTGGATCTGTATCTAGACGGAGCGGTGATTACAATGGGGACGACGGCGGACAGCGCTACCCCTCGTTACATTTTTGATGACTTCCTTGATGGGTTTGGGGCGCGAACAAATAGGGTGTTTGGCACTGGTGATTTCTATATCACCAACACTCTCGGAGGATTGACTTGGCAGACTTTTGGCGCATCCGAAATGATCGTTCAATACAACATTGCCAGAACTCTAGGCAATGCGGTGCTTCATGGTATTGATGCTGGCTCTTATACAATCCATCAGTTGGATTACGGGCGCTCTGATGAGTATGATTTTCTGACCACTGTGTATCCAAGGAAGATTGCAGTCTATGGTGGCAAGATTTTCGCAGGTGATTCCATCTTTGAGTTTGCCAACGCCTTCACCAACATGGGCGACTGCGTGATTCAGGTGCAATATGGCGAAGTGACCACCAACGGAGTGGGCAGCGGAACGGCAGGCATTACGCTGCATGACAACGTGGTGATTGATGGTGGTATTTGGAATCTTTACCGCAACGGAACAATTTCCACAGGCTACACCAACGGGAATGCTACGGGAGCCAAGGCTATCATCCAGAACGCCGTCATTCGATCTGCTCCTGATAATACCAAGTCAACCATTCAAAGGGCAGCCGCAGATCGCGCTACTGCGTTGACGATCCGCAATTCATTGATTGAAGGGCCAACCGCAGTGGACCCTATCGACATTAATCCAATGGCAGGATTCTTCACTCTGGAAAATACAAGGGTGCTGTCTGGAGCTACTGCCACAAATTCCATTCGTGCAACCACAGCCTCCAGCCGCTTGCGGTTGATTGGGGCTAACTCACTGGACAAACCGATTCATGCCAATGTGACGGTGGTGGATTCCA